ACACCGAGCATGCACGATTGTGCAGGATTGTGCGCTTTTCTCTACCTGCGTTTACTATCGGTTGTGCAATCATTGTGCAGACTCCACGACTACCAAGCCCTCTCTCGGGGTACGGTTTTTGTATGTACCGACCACCTCACGGCGCACCTTGCCGGTCTCCATCAGACGGAACAGAGCCTGCTCGATCAGACGTGCCTGACGGTGCGGGAACATCTCACGCCGGGACATTTCCTTGACGATGTAGTTGGCCTGCCGGTTGCCGTCGGAGGTAATGATTCCCTGCTTTGCAAAATCCTTAATAGCATCCGTAACCATTTTCTCTGCGCGTCCTGAATTAATCGTTTTGCGATTATCGTAGGCTTCCTCTTCTGCCTTTTTGAATATCAGACGGACGTGGTCAAACTCCAGCTTCACCTGGTCGAGGCCAGAGTAGTTCGACTTGCGGCGCGACAGGTAGCGGACGTTCTCATCGGTCGGCGGGTTCTCCTCATCGGGCGGGGTGCGACCGAAGAACCAGCGCGAACGGACGGCCGCTTCCCATGCTGTGCTGCCGGCGTACTCGCTGCCGCCTATCTTGGCAGGGTGGGCGAGTAGCAGCTGCGCGGTGGGCTGGCGGGCATTGCAGGCGCCGGAGACCCAATTGACGAACTGGGTGACTTGGTGCCGGACGTTCTCGTCACCGCCGTACATTCGGGCCACGTTGTCGAGGATGACCACGTCGGCCTTGTAGTCCGCGACCTGCTCCTGCAGCTCGGTCAGCATCTTGGTCGGGGTCAGGTGGCCGTAGATAGGTTCGACCAGGCTACAGTCTCGCCCTGCGTAGGACTCGATGATCAGGTTGGAATAGTCGGTCAGGTCCCGGCGCTGCCCGAACGCAATCTGATACTGCCGACGCCACAACTCGTCGTGGTCGTCCTCGCCTGCCCACATCAGAACGCGCAGGGGCCGCTCGATCTGCTCGAGCCAGCACTCGCCGGTGGCCAGCCCTGCTGCCAGCTGCTGCGCCAGCAAGGTCTTGCCTACGCCACCCGGACCAGCGAGCAGAGTCATGTACCCGAGGCCCAGCCAATGCGGGATGGCCCACTTGCGCTGGGGCGGCTCTGACTTGGACAGTGCAGGCCAGTTGAGCGGGGACCTGCCCGCGGTAGGGACTGGCGCTGCGCTCGTCTCTAGCGGGTCCACAGGTGGTCCTGCGACCGGTGTCGAACTCATCCAGCCGTTCTCCTTGGCGGCAGCGTAGAGCGTGCCGAGATGCAGCCCGCGGCCGCCGTACCTACCGAAGCTTGCCCAGTGGTAGCGGCAGTCTTCGGCATTGTCGTAGCTGTCGCCAGTCAGCGACCAGTTGTGCCACGCCTCAAACCCTTCATCAGACCCACCGGACCCGGCGTGGATGGCCATGCCGACTCGTATCCAGTTCTCGTACCCGTCGGGGGGGACGTGGGTCAGGGCGGCGTCCACCTTGTAGCGCTCGACGCGCCACGATTCTGGCGTGGCTGTTGGCAGTGGCGCCATGTCACGCTTGGCATCGAACCGGCGCTCATCGATGAGGCCGGCGGGCAGCTGGGCGACTGGGGTGTCATCGGTCTGCGCGAGATGCGCCGGCCACCAGATGATGTAGCCACCGTTGGCGCGGAGGTCAATGCCGCGGCGCGGACTGCCGGCCAGTACCAGGTCAACGCCGGTCATGTAGCGGTCGTTGCTGCGGAACAGATAATGACGGCCGCCGCGGGGTGTCTTATGGCTGCGGGTCGACAGCAACAGTTCTGTGTTGTCGCCCATCCAACTGTGCGTGCCGGCGTTCGCCTTGTCCGGGTCGTAGTCCACCACCACCAGCCGGGTGGCTTGTCCTGTGGGAACGCCAACCAGAGCGTCGGGCCACTGGCGCCACCAGTCCCGGATCTGCTGCTCGTCTTGGGTTGCGGCGTGGAAACCCTTGGCCACTCGCGGCCGCTTGTCGGTTCCGCAAGGGAAGACTGGGAGTCTCTTCGCTATTTCAAGGATTCTTTCAATGTCGGCTACACCGACTGGTCCTGCTTTAGTCTGCATTGGCCACGCTCCGTTACTTCGTGGGTTAAAGGGAAATTGCCGGGGTTGCTTAACGCCCGCCCGGCTCGGACGAACGGCCTGTCTTCCCGAGCTGCTGCTCGAGATACTCGTTCGTTACCTGCAGCTCGCTATCGGTGATGCGCTCCAGTACCAGCGCCCACTTGAGCGGGACACTGTCGCCCCATCGAGTGAGCGCTTGCGGCTTGATGCCCAGTGCCTGGGCGATGGCGTACTTGGACCCGTAGTGGGCGATTGCTGCGGCGGTGTTCATGGGTAAACATGATGCACGCTAAATAAATATTTATCAACACCTGTTGACATCCACAAAACGCTCGTTTACATTACGACCCATGGCAGTGATTGGCTGCTCCAACGAGGACGAACCAGATGATCCGCAACAGCACACAGAACTGGACCCCCGGCGCCACCGTCAAGGTTGGCTTCCTCACGCTGCGAGTGGTCCGCGCCATCCCGACCCCCGGCGACTTCAAGCCTGACCTCTACATCCTCGAGTCGCTGAAGGGCGACAAGACCTATTCGTTCGTGCCGCACAACGGCCTCGAGCGTATCTACAACTGATGCTACGGAGAACTACGATGACTGACATCAATTCCATCGACCTCAAGACCACGACGCTTCGCATCATCGGCCACGCCGAGAACAGCAACGGCGGCGCTCCCGTGCTTTGGGAACTGTCTCTGCGCGGTCAGATGCTGGGCCTGTACGCGAACCACGAGTCGGTTTGCAATGCCATGTTGCTGGCCGTCAGCAACGACGAGCACCTGTACGACATGGTCAATGAGCGCTGCGACATCCTGCGCCGCAAGGATGACTTCACCGCTGATTTGGTCGACCGCCAGATCGTGTCCCTGCACAAGGCCCGCATCTCGGAGCTGAACCTCCGCAATCACGGTGTGCCCGAGCAGCTGGTGCAGTTCGAGAAGTTCGGCTTTCACTGGGAGACCAACGTGACCGAGGGCCAGTACTGCGAAGGCTCGTTCTACTGCGCCACCGACATCTACGGCAAGTGGGTGAACGCTGGCGAGATGCTCGAGATTAGCCAGCAGTTGTTCGAGGCGGTCTACGACGCCGCGGTGGAGGCCCTGTGAAAATCACTGTCGACCCCAGCACCCCCGTGGTGCAGCTGGTGCAGGGACTGGCCCGCTGTGGCCTGACCCTGAAGGCTGACGGCAAGGGTGGTTTGGTCATCTGCCAGGCTAAAGAATACGTCCTCGACGGCAAGCTGGAGGGCGGGCACATCCCGTCCTTCCTGCGGTTTGACCCGGCTCCGGAGACCTACCGTGCAGACTTTTGATGACCTCGAGATTCTCTCTCTCATCTGGCTTTGTTTGGCAATGCTGATTGGGACGTTCGGCGCCGTCTTCGTCGCCTTCATCCGAATCGTGTCGCCGCCTAGCCGCCGCCCCATGGCCACTTTCAAAAAAGGAAACCGCAATGTTCGTTGAACAACGCACCGACGAATGGCTCGCCGCCCGTGTCGGCCGCATCACTGCCAGCCGGTTCAAGGCTGTGCTGGCCCGTCTCAAGAACGGCCAGCCGGCGCAGGCCCGTCAGGACTACCTGATGGACTTGGTCTGCGAGCGCCTGACCGGGCAGCCGACGCATCACTTCGTCAACCAGTCAATGCAGTGGGGCATTGACCAGGAGGAGTTCGGCCGCGAAGCCTACGAGGCACGGACTGGGCAACTGGTCCAACAGGCTGGGTTCATTGTCCCCGCTGACATCAAGGCGAGCGTGGGCGGCAGTCCGGACGGACTGATCGGACTGGAAGGCACCGGCGGCTGCATCGAGATAAAGGCCCCGAACACTCGGACCCATGTCCAGACCATCCTCGACGGGATGCCGGACGAACACTTCGCTCAGGTTCAAGGCGTGATGTGGGTTGCTGGCCGTGAATGGTGCGACTTCATCAGTTGGGACCCTCGGGTTCCCGGCGAGCACCAGCTCTACGTTGAACGCATCGAGCGCGACGATGCCTTCATTGAAATGCTCAAGCGCGAAATCGAGGTCTTCGACCAAGAGGTTGAGGCTACCATCCAGAAGCTTTCGGAGTCCAACAAATGAATCTTGAACACGCTAACGCCGCCCTGTTTGCGGCCCTCGCCCTCGCTCAGGGCGAAATCGAAAACGCCACCAAGAACTCGGTTAACCCCCAGTTCAGCAAGAACGGCAAGGCGTCCTTCGCCGACCTCGCCGAAATTCTGAACACGGTGCGCCCGGTCTTCGCCAAGCACGGGATGGCCGTCGTGCAGTCCACCTCAGCCGAGCCGGGTGTGGTGTTTGTCACCACAGCCATTGTCCACAAGGACGGCGGCTACATCACCAGCACCGCCAGCTGCGTGCCGGCCAAGGCTGACGCCCAGGGGATTGGCGCTGCCACCACCTACCTGCGGCGCTACAGTCTGGCTGCCATGGCCGGTGTTTCTCAAGAGGACGACGACGGCAACTCTGCCGCCCACAACAAGCCGCTGGCCCAGCGCCGCTCGCCCGGCTTGCCGCTGCTGCTGTCGGCCATCACTGACGCTGGCACTGACGAGCAGCTCGAGCTGCTGCGCGAACAGATCCGGACGCTGGTCGGCACCGACCGTGCTGCCGCCATCGATGCTTTCACCAACCGCAAGGCCGCACTTACGGCCAAGGAGACGAACGAATGAACCTGATCACTATTGCTGGCCGACTGGGCCGGGACGCCGAACACAAGGTCCTTCCGTCGGGCAAGGAAGTTATCAACTTCGCCGTGGCCGTGGACATCGGTCGGGGCGACAACAAGACCACCCTGTGGATTGACTGCGCCCTCTGGGGCGAGCGTGCTGCCAAGCTCCAGCCGTACCTGGTCAAGGGGAAGTCGGTCACGCTGGCCGGTGACTTCAACCTGCGGACCTTCGAGAAGAAGGACGGGTCGGCTGGCGCCACCATCACCTGCGACGTGCAGCGCCTGACGCTACAGGGAGGCCGTGACGCCGAGCAGACCGAGGCCCCTGCCTTGGCCAAGCCTGCCATGACGCCGTCGACGTGGAGCGCTCCCAAGCAGTCCCGGCCGGCACCGCCAACTGAGCAGAGCCTCAACGATGAAATCCCGTTTTGAGTATCGGAAGGAACTGATCGAGGCCGCGGCATCTGCCGCGGTCCGTCTTCTGGACAGTGACCGGACCGGCGTTCGCTGGCCGTTCAACGCCACCCTGAACCTGCTGGAGCGGGCGTGGCTGGACGGGCACAAGGCTGGCTCCGGCGAGAACCCTAAACCCGAGGAGTTGCGCTAGTGGAAACAGATCTGTACCAGCTGCAGTCGGAGATTGAGGGACTGAGCATCGACAATGCCCTGTTGCGTGCGGAGAACATTCGGCTGCGGTGGGAGAACAAACCGAAAATCGAAGCGACGGCGGCCGGCGTGGAAACCACCGAGCAGGAACTGGCCCGGCTGCGCACCACCAACCAGCGGCTGCGCGACGAGCTGCTGTTCGTTGACCTGGCATTTACCCGCCTGAAGGAAGACATCAAGGCGGTCGGACTGGACACGGAATCTATCCGCAAGGTGGCGGCCGCAATCCGGGGACAGATGGTATGACCCGCGATGACACTCTGCGGTCGTCGCAGCAACTGGTGGCGGCTGCACCTGACCTGCTGGCGGCGCTTGAAAAGTGCGAGGCGCTGGCGCTGTCTGATAACGACCCGGAAGACCTGCTTGAGGAAGTCCGGATTGCTGCCCACGCCGCTATTGCCCTAACAAGGGGGAAAGCATGAACCGCGACGAAATTGCACAAATGATGCAAGGCACCTCCGGCACGGCATGGGGAACAGAGGCTCATTTTCAGCGCTTTGCCGCGCTAGTCACTGCTGCTGAGCGCGAGGCGTGTGCGCTGGTGGCTGAAACCTACGAGCCGTTGTGCGACACCTGCCCCAGTGGCGTTGCCAATGCTATCCGTGCGAGGGGCAAGGCGTGAAGGTCTGCACCCGTTGCCTGGCTGAGAAGCCGCCAGAGGATTTCGCGTGGAACGGTCGTGGCGGGAGGCGGCCAGTCTGCCGGGTCTGCACCTATTCCGCGAAGGCTAAGACGGAAAGCACCAAAATCCAGTGCGGAAAGCGGTTGGTGTACAAGCAGGTGCAGAACGCGCACAAGATACCGCTGCGGCATTCGCGTGACGGGACGGCCTGCTGGTGCTGCCGGAACAAGACCGGGAGCTGGGCGCCCGTCGCGCTTTGCTACATCTGCAAGGGAGAACGCTGATGGCTACGTTTATTATGGTGACGGCCGTTGTCCTGACTGGCGCCTGCGTCCTGCTGTGGGGACTGGTGCTGGCGCTGGTGGCTGCCAATGTCGTTGTGGCCCTGCGCCATCTGGCGTCTAAATGAACTGGCTCCTGAGAGCGGCAATAGCCGTGTCAGTGACGCTGGCCTGTATCGTGACGGTGGCCTGCCTTATCCTGCTGGCGCCGTTCGGCATCATCAACTGGTACTACAACCGGGCTCGCTGATTTCCCGTTCGATGTACCAGATGGCTTTTCGGAGGGACTCGGTCCCTCCTTTTTCTTTGTGGCGCCACAGGTACTTTAGGGCATTGCCCAGCCGGTAGGCGGTCTCCGGCGGCCATCCCTCAACCATGGCCTCGATGGCCTCGATGCACTCCATGTTACCGGGCCGCTGATAGTGAGCGGGGTTGATGTTGTCGGTCATTGGAAATTGTCCAGCAAGTGGGCGATTTGCAAGGATGCGGCGCTCTATAGAGTGCCTATAGTTGCCTATACTTTCTCGCCTCGGAACCACGCCTGTCCATCGATGACCTCGCACAGTTCAGGCATCAGTAACTTGCCGGCGCGGTAGGTCAGGACGGCGAACCCGGAGCACCAGCTCAGGGGGGCGGCCTGCGTGTAGTTGAACTGAGGGCCTTCCGGATCTGCGAGCGTGCCAGTGTCCACGCCATAACGGCGCCCACGGTAATCCCCAAAAGGCGTAACTTGAAGTTTGTGCAGATGTCCGTGGACATAATGTGTCCCTGCCCTGACGGTTGAGTTGTATGCAGAGTGAACGCCGCCGGCCACATGGACGTGCCTGATTACGGTCCAGCCCTCGTCGCCCTGGTTAACGTGGAGCGCAAAGCACCCGCGCCAGTTTGGCAGGTAGTCGAACAGACTGGTGCCGTGCAGCCCCTCCAGCTCGGGAGCGTTGGCCGCGATGTAATTCTCAAACCGGGAGTCATGGTTGCCGAGTGTGCGAATCAGCAGGGCCTCGCCCGCGGCCTTCTCGACCTCCCGCATCCGCAGGCAGACGGCCTCGACCTCTTCCTGTACGGACGGGCGCGACTCCCAGCCCATGCGGGGATGCCGGCTGACGCGAGCGCCATCGAACAGGTCGCCGTTCGCCACCACCAGTCGGGGCTTCAGCTTCTTGAGCAGGGCAAGCAGGGCAAGGTGGGCCGTGCTGGGGTCGCCCGGCCAGTAGTGGGCATCGCTGAACACCACCACCGTGCCATCCTCGATGGCCGCCGAGGCAGTCTTTTCCAAATGCGTGAACCGCTTCTCGCCCAGCTCCTCAACTGCTCGACGCTTCTTGGTGGCAGGGTCGTTCTTGTCACGGCCATCGCCCACGGTTTTCAGGACAATGCCGCGCTTCCGTTCGATTCTTCCACGGCGCTCATGGACGGAGCGAATGCAAATGCCCAGCTCCTTGGACACTTTAGAGGGAGATTGCAGGCGTGCCCACGCCTCGAGGAACTGTTGTTCTGTCGCAGTGCGCGGCATGATTCACTCCATTGAACTAATGATTTGATGCAGTAACCCGCCCACCTGATCGACGAATTCCTCGTCCTCGTACTTCGGCGAGTTGAGCGCAAACAGGATGCAGTGCGTCACCTCATGCCAGAACGTCTGTTCCTGAGCAGAGGCAGCCATGCTCGAGCAGACGGCAATGGTCATGGCGGCAGGGTCGAAGTAGCCGACGCAATTTTTCCCGGCTTTCCAGCGCGACTTGGGAATGCGCTTGACGGTGATGGTGTGGCCCATCACATGGAACGCTTTGGGAATCTGCGCCCGCCTCGTCTTCGGAGAGGCGGCCACGCCTATCCCTTCCCGTTCCGCTTGTCCACGGTACGCAGGGTGCCGAGGCCAAGCAGGCCGAACAGCAGGCCCATCAGATCGCCGAGGTCCAGCACGGGCGGCGGAGCCCAGCCCTGAACGCCACCGGACCATGCGGCCAGTGGCTGAAACAGAAACTGATACCCAAGGCCAGCCACGCAGACCCAGCCGGCGGCCGGGCGCCAGCCACCGCGGAACAGGTCAGGACTGCCTGCCTCGATCTCGTTGATTTTAGTTTGTGCCAGGGCAAGCTGCAGGTCGGCCTCCATCTGCCGGAACTCCCCGGCCTGCTGGAGCTTGAGCAGTTCGAGCTGGGCGGCGGCCTTGGCCTGCGGGTCAGGCAGGACCTTGTCCAGAATCTTCAGACCGGCATCGAGAATGCCACCAAGGATTGGGGTCATGCTGCCTCCATTGCAGTGGCGATGGTACGCCGCAACCACCCGCGGCCGTACAGGTCGAAGTTCCTGATTCCGGTGTAAGCAATTACCCTGTCGGCAGAGAACCGCGCCACAGCGTCTGGCAGGCGGTTGGCGGCTCGTAGGGTGTTAGGACCAATCAAGCCATCGACCTGCACCGAGCAGGCCTTCTGCAGGAGCCTGATGGCCTTGTCGGTGCCCATGTTCACTGCGGCATCGAACACGCAGATGGCCAGCCCGTCTGGCAGTTGGTCGCCCTTGATAGCGTCCCAATAGTCCGTGCGGTAAATATTCGCCGCATCTGCAACCTTTAGGTTGCGAATGTCTAGGTCGGGGTATGCCCGCTGGCTGATGCCGAAGTTGGTAATCCCGCCGGGGTCGCGTTCATCGCTGACTAGCCCACCTTCGTGACGCAGCACCAGTGCCAGCGCACGGTCGAAGGCGCTCATTTTTTGAGACGCTGCCAGTGGTAGGCGATGGCGAACACGCCGGCCACAATGGCCACCAGTGCGGCCAGCAGCTGGAATATGGGCAGGGTATCGGTGGCGACAGAGGCCAGCCAACCGATCGAGCTGGTGGCGGCAGCGGCGTCAGCCAGCCGCGTGCTTGCTGGGTTACTCATCGTCGGAGCCTCCATGCTCTTTGACGTCCAACAGCGAATACCGCTCCAGCAGCCGGCGGCCCTTGGCCACGGCAGTTCGCTTGTCGCCGCGATGACCCCACGCCTCGAGGGACAGCTTTAGCCTGGTCTTCTCGCCGCCCTTAAAGAGCGGCCCCTTCGAGCTGCCCATGCGGACGAGGAACGCGCCTTTGCGCTTCAGGTCGTCTTCGGTCTTGGGAGCGCCCTTCACGGGCGGCTTCAGTTCGCCGCCGGTCTCAGCGTGATAAGAGGCGCGGCCCTTGGCGTTCAGCCCGCCTTCGGGGTCCTGCCCTTCCTTGCGCTGCCATGCCGGGGTCATGGCATTAGCCCGAGTAAGGCGACAAATGCCATAGCGGCAACGCCGCCGGCCAGCGTAGCGAGACAGTCAGCCAGCTCGGGCGTGCCGTAGCCTCGCTTGTCCCATAGCTCCTTGCCGATGGCCGCCGCCGCAACCAGGGCGGCAGCAACGAGTGGCATGGACTGGAACGTGGCGGCAATAGCCCAGCCGGCAAGGAAGTGAAAGGCCTTGTCTAATGGAATATTCATTTTGCTAGACCTTTTTAATTGCCAATGGCAACCGCCTAAAAGTCTCGGTACGAGTAAATGTGCCGTCAATAGTAATGCTGGTTCCTGTTACCGATGCAACCCTTGAACCTGACGAATTACATACGTTTTCATAGAAAGGATTGTTGTAGATGTAATCGCCTGCAGCGACGTGCGAAGTTAAAGATACCGCTACTCCATCGGCTCGACCAATGCTGCTCATCGTTGCATTGGCTGCCGTTGTGTCTCCGTACAAAGCAAACGCTGGAGAGTTCGACATCTCGATAGAAAACAATCTGGACGGGAATGTATAAAACAGACCAGACGCAGCATTGAAATTAATCATGTTCCCTGCGCTGTCGTACCCGTTTGTTGCTGTTGCCGTAACTGTTGTTGAATTGCTTGACGTTATTACAAACACAACGCCAGTTGTGTTGTCGATAAGAATGTCGCCAAGATTTAACGCGTATTGGTACAGCTCCCAGTTACTGTAACCTGTTGCTGTCAGAGTTATATCTCTTCCTGTAATTGTTCCAGAAAAAGTAGCCCTGTTTATAGACTGACTTTGATACGCAATAGGAATGCCGGCGCCGCTAGGAGGTGCTGTTAGCCGAGTTTCACGGTCCCACAAGCAAAGCGTATTAAGCGAAGTCCACCAAGAACGCGTAAGCAAAGACGCCGTATTGTTGCTCCATGAAGCTAAATACTGATTGTAGCTTTCAACACCAAAAGTAACGCCATTTGTTGCGCGTAATGCGTGCTTTAAAGATTGCGATGGTTCAGGCGATGAATCATAAACCATGTAATTGTTTGTGAACTGAAGATACTTTGGCGGGGTCTTAAATGACAGGGCGCAAAAATAGTTCCCAACGCTAAACGTACAGTTGTCTATTACTGCAGGTCCCGTGTTAGTAAACACAGTATTTGGAACTCCGCGAACGCTCCAAGATCCAATAAATCCAACTTCGCAATTGCGAAAAACTACCGCTCTTTGGTCAATATTTCCAGAGCAACTTCCAAGAGCGTAAACAACTTCTCCATAACAATGGTCAAATACCAACGGGCCGCCATACGACAGTGTTGGAACATTGCACCACTGAATGATTGCGCCTAGTTCACATGAAGTAAACAAAACATGAGGCTTCCCGGTCTGGCTGCCATACTTTGCAGTAACTAATGCGGTATGACACCAGTCGATGATTGAATCAAGAACGTGTACCACACGCGATTCGTCGCCACAAACAGCAATGCCATACTGGTTGTATGAAAAATTACACTTAGTAACCTTGGTGTAATCGCCGCCTGAATCCAAAGGGCCGGGAGATATTGCAAACGCAACTACAAACCCAAAAATATTAACTTCTTCAAGTTGAAGATTGTTTGACGATGGCTTGTTGTACTGCGCGGTTGAACCAGTCCACCACGAAGGAAACGTAATATCCGGATATGGGTTTGCTGGTTGTGCACCTTGATATGGGTCAAGTGCAATACCCGCATAAGGGCAATACCTATTGCTAGACTCAGTTTTATTAACTGCTGGAATGACATTGTTGTCAGGGTTTACCCACTCAGTTGCTAAAAGGTCTGCAAAAACTGGATTTACACCGCCAAGATTATTGCTTTGCACCCAAGTTTGGTTTCGCCCAGCAATCGTCATATTGCAAATACGCGGGCTTTCCATTCTTGTTACGGAGATGCCAGGGGCGTTGCCGAAGTCGCAAAAAATCCAAGTCCCACCAAAAGCACTTGCTGTCGATTTGCGCTTTCCTGCACCCTGAAAAACAATCGAATGCGGCGAATCACCGTACCCAAGGTAAAGCGTTCTGGTGGTTCTATACACACCGTCTGGAACATAAACGACTGCCTGCGCTTTTCCGCCGGTCGTCATTGACTGGTAAATTGCGTAGTCGATAGTTGCCTGAATCGCAGCCGTGTCGTCCACTACCCCGTCGCCCACAGCGCCGAAGTCCTTAACGCTTATCTTCTCGCGCAGTTTGGCCTGCACGGTTGTAACTACAGCACCAGTGCCAGCGCTAATATGCGAAATCCCGGCAGAGCTTCCAGCAGCTGCGCCAGCAATCGTATTGATAGCTGTCACGGCGGCATCCATAGCCGCAACTGTGCTTGAGCTGGCAACCGGGTCGCCATCGGAATCGAAGCCCAGCAACTTGCTGGCACGGGTTGCCTTGACCGGAAGCACCATATCAGGTGTTGCGGTATCGGTCAGCGGTGCACGCAGGGCAAACTGGCCGTCTCGCGCCAGTTGCTTGGCCTGAACCTGCAGAGCGTCGAAGTCGGCCTCAAGGACCTCAGCCGGCAACAGGCCATACTTCGTGTACTTGTTCGTGTTGCGCGAGTAGTCGAGATCGCCAAGGATGGTGACGATGTCTCCGGCCGTCCTACCGGTGACGAAGGTCAGCGAACCGCCGCCGGTGGTGTTAGCCCCGGTCAGGGTGTAGTCCGTGGTCAGGGTCTTCAGTGTGCCGTTGACGTACACCGCCAGGTCAGCATTGGCGAGGAACTCGAACGGGACGGTGAACACCGTCTGGCTCGCGGTCGCGGTGTATTGAATGCGAGGCGTCGTAGCCCCAATCGTCGGATTAGCCATCAACGCCTCCAGCCCGGAAATCGGGCAATGTCGGAGAGGCGCTGGACGCTCGTTATTATGAGCGGAAGCCTACCCTCCCCTCGGTCTCAGTGCTATGGCGCCTCTATAACCGCCTCGGCGCCGAACATCTTTTTCTGCTTCAGCAGGCGACGGTCGGCCAATCGGTCGGAGAAACCGGGGTTGTTCTGCTCAAGCATGGCACGGCCCACCTGGTCGGCCACGTTCTGCACCTGCTTGATGAGCACCACTCGGTAATCCGGGGTGGCCAGCTGGTACGCCTGCGAATCGAACAGATCCTGCAGGTGCTCCTTGAAGGTGAGCCCGTCCGGCAGGGGATCGCGGCGGCTGTACGTCACCAGCTCGTCGTACTCCTCGACCGTCAGTTTCAGGTTCTCGACGCGCCGGCCGGGCATAGCGACCGGGACCGTGCGGGTCTGATTCATGATCGACAGCACCTCGTCCATGACCGGGTCGCCCTTGGTGGTGCTCTCCGGGAACGGGGACATGACGCCCATCAGGGAGCCGCCCTTGCGGTACATCGGCTCGCCGAATACGTCACGCCGCGGGGGCGCCTTCTCGCTCCAGCCGGGGATGCCGCTGGAGGTCGAGATTTTGTCCGTCAGTGTCCAAGCCTCGCGGATGACTGGGTCATCTATCTGAGCGGCCTGCCGACGGAACGAAGAGTAGGGAATCAGTGCCGTTCCGGTCGAAGTCAGGAACTGGCTCATGTACCGCTTCGGGTCGGCCATGGCCTCAGAGAAGTCGGCCACGCCCTGCAGGAAGGTCTTCGACATAGTGTTATTGGCCACGCCGGCCACCACTGCCGCGAGGGCATCGCTGCTCGCCTGCGCCTCGTCCTTCATCTCGTCGTCGTAGTCGAGATAGGCACCGACCTCGACGGCGTCCGCGGTAGCGCCAATGACATAGGCCAGCGGCTCGGCACGGGCATAGGACTGGTACGTTACTGTGCCGTCTTCGTTGGGGATGACGAACGCATAAGGCTGCCAGCCGTCTGCCTCGAGAGCCCGGCGAGCGTCCGGGTTCTGCGGGCCACCGCCAGTGATGGACCCGGAAGCGGCCATGATTGCCACCGTGCCGACCGTCAGGCTGCCCATGGACAACTTGGCCAGCGCCATGTCTCGGGCTCGACCACCGCCAGCAATGTCGCGGCGCACCTTCTCGGAAAACAGCGCCAGCGGGCTGCGCTCCATTAGGCCAGCCTTGAAGATATTGACCGGGGTCTTGATGAACGGGGCAATGAAGAACGCGCCGGGGGTTTTGCTCAGTGCGGCCTGCCACTTCGAGGCTATCGGACCCAGCGGCTCTTGGAACGTCATCATCTGCACCTGGTCTTCGGCGACCGACAGCACCCGCTGCGGCGGGTTCTCCATGAAATCCTTGATGACCTGGGCAATCTCGTCCTCAGTCATTACCTTGGACTGGGTGACATCCATTGCGTGCAGGTAGGCATTTCGTGCCAGCTCCCCACGAAAGGCCATCATCTTGAAGAACTCGTCCGTCGGAGCCATGACGCGCTCGGTCGGCAGACGGATGGCCGCACCGACCAGATCCAGCGCCGCCGCCACGCTCGGGTGGGGTTGGCTGTCGCGGAACAGGTTGGCCGTTGAGATAGCCCGGTCCGTGTGGCCGGTGTACTTCATGGCGGCATCTAGCGCCCGGCCTTCGCGGAACGACTTAGCTGCCACCCGCATCGCAT